TTCGTGTCTCCATGTTGAAATGAAACGTTTTGTTACGAAGTGCTAGTTGTACATTCCCTCCGACAAATCGAATACCGGCGGTGCCAAACGACACAAGCCAGCATGAGGCTGGCTTGTGTGTAAGAAGGTTTGTCGTGACTACGAATTTCAACCGTCGAGGATGTCGGGATAGCTGGGCCAGTCATCTCCCCAATCGCCGGGATAGTCCGGCATGCCAGGATAAGCTTCGCCGGGGTGACCTGGCGGAAGGTTGTCGGGCGCAGAGTAGCCGGGTGGAACGTGATAGGGATGATCCGGCGGCAGTCGCGGCCAGACGTGAATCGGTGGCGGAGACTCGATCACGACAGGTTCTTCATTGGGCGGCGGCCAAGGGTAATCGTCCGGCCACCATGGCGGACGTGGGCCAGGATCGGGAGTGCCTAGCGGATAGTCGTTGGGCCACACTGGCGGAGGCGGCAACGGCGGCGGAGTGAGGATGATCGGACCGTCGTCTTCCTCCTCGGGATCGTATGGCGACTCGCTGCCGGGCGGATCAAATGGTGGGACGAATGGGTACGGTGGCATTTCGGGATAGTCGGAAGGATACGTCATTTCATAGCACTCCGTTGCAGAGGATTGGGATGGGAGAAGGCGGTGCGTTTGCTGGGACACAATCCGCACTGCGGGATGGATTTGGTCTCGAGGAAGGTTTGCAGTTCTTCATCCGTCGCGCTTTCTGAACACGCTTGGTAGTCGCGGAAGAGTTGCCACTGCGGCAAGTCTTGCAGTCGCAGTTTGGATTCGAGCTTGGCGAAGTAGGCCAATGCGGGACATTTCCAAAGCTTGCCCTCGTAGAGCTGCGTGCAGGTTTTCTGCATGCAGACTTTGAATGCGGCGTCGGGCCGGGAGTTGAACGGCATCGGTTTGCCATTGGCCACCTTGTATTGACGCATCCAGCCGCGGTGCGACTGTCGAATTTTGATGCGGACGCCGGGAAACTGTTCTCGCCAATGCCAAACGAGGTGTTTGACTTCGCGAAAGCGTTTGACATATTCGTCGTGCGTTCCGTGCTGGCTGACTTCGAGCCGGCAGTTCGTTTCGATCAGCACTTTCGGCAGCTCGGGAAACCGATGAAGGAAGAACCCGTTGGTGACAAGCATCAAGTCGCTGTCCCAATGCTGCCTAGCAAGCTTGATGTGTTCCAAAATCGCGGGATTCAACAGGGGCTCCCCGCCGAGCAACGCGAATCGAGCCGGCTTCAGACGATGCGACCATTTCTGGTAGTCGGCATCGGCTTGCTCGATCGTGGGCATCGCACCGGGTAAATGATGGTCGCTGTAATGGCTACATTGTTGGCACGACAGATTGCAACCGTGAGCCAGGTGATACTCAAGTGCCGGCAAGTTGTGGCGTTGCATTGGCGTCCTCCATAACGCGAAGTCGGAACCGTCGGGCGTTGATACCAAGCTGCAGCAAAAAACGGGTTAGCACCAAGTGCGACGAACCAGTTTCCGTATGACTGAGCATCCGCCGATCCAATTGGTATGGTTCGTCTGACCACTGGCCTGTGACAATCAAATCTGGATAGATGGCCATAAGATTCGCGGCGAGTTGCGGAGTGAATATCGGGCCGATGTCGTATTCAGCCGGAGGATCATCTCGCCATTGCTGAATCAGTTCTTGCGTTTGCCTCTGGCTTGGAAATGGCAGCTCCGGTGGATCCCGACGTTGCCAACGACAGGAATCAATGTGAGCTTTTGACCGACCAACAAAATGGTAGACGTAAGTTTGCATGACCGGATTGATGGCCCAGGCGGGCGAGTAGACCATGCTGACGTTAAAATCGGGCGGCAAGAATTTGATGTAGCCAGGATGGTCGTTGTAGAGCTGGTTGACGATCAACGACTCGTCGGTCGCTTGGTCGCTGGCACCCCAATTCGGTATCAAATGCTGGATGATGCGAGCGAACATTGGCCCGTACATTTCTGAGCCATACAGATACAGTCCTCCGTTAGGATGCAGCCATGTGGGTGCCGGCCGCACACCGCATCGCCGAGCCCAAATCTCGTGAGCCCGCTGTTGCCAACCGCCATTGTCGATGCGATTGTTTGCAGACTGACGCTCGGCCACCAATCCAAACTGGTTCGGAGTCAGAAAATCAAATGGCGAAGGGCAGTCCGATCGGATCAGCATGTCGTTGTCGAGTTGCAGCACGTGTGCCGGCCCGAACATTCGTTGCACGTGATCGCAGACAAACATCTTCTGCCAGAACGGATGCACAGGTTGTAGGTGCTCGCAAATCCAAAGCACCTCCGCGCCCCATCGTTTCGCGGCAGCCTCATAGCTTTCCCGTACGTTCTGCTCTGCTCGCCTTGGTGGCAAGTCGAGGACCGCAATAACTCGTTTCATTTCCATACGACTTTCTCCAATCCGTGTTTGTGCAATCCAGCTTTCAAGAACTCAGGCCGGCGGCGAACGTAGCCTGGCGGGTCGACGTGTTCGTGCTTGAACGAGTGGTTCAGATCGACCGCGACGTTCATGCCGGCGATCTTCGCTCGCCAGAAGAAGTCCCAGTGTTCTTCGACTTTGAGCGATTCGTCCCAGCGGATCGCTTGAAGGATGTCGCGATAGGCGACGAAGCAATTGCCGACGTAGTGGCACCAGCGAACTGAGCGATGCTTTTTGTAGCTGCCATGGGCGATTCGCAGCACACGGTCCTCGACACGCAGCATTTTCGGACGCTCTTCGTCGTTGCTAAGTGCCGCCAGCAAATCGAGATCGTGATGCTTGTTCAGCGTCCCGATCAACTCAGGCAACCGCGTTTGATTCGTGACGAGATGATCGTCATCAGTGAAGATGACGATCGGAGTGTCGCCGGCGTCGAGCAGTCGATTTCGACCGGCGGACAATCCGATGTCGTAGGGAGTGATGATGACCTTATCGACCATTGTCGCTTCATCGGGGCACACAGCCGAAAATCGCAGCTCGGGTTTTCCATCGTCGAGGACGTGGATCAGCGGGCGGTCGTCGCCGTAGTGGTCGTGAATGCTGCGAACGAGTGCGGCACAGCAATTCGGGCGATGGATCGTCTTAATGCAGAAAGTGGCTTGATTACGCACGGACGATTTGACCTCCTGGATAGCGCATCGAATGGAAACCGTGTTTGCGAAGCCCAATCGCTCGGAACTTCGATCGACCACGCAAATCGCGATAGCCAGTGCCGGCGACATGGGCGTGGACGACCGAACAATCCGTGGCCACTGCGATTTGCAGCTTCGCGAGGTGACTGGCTCGGTAGAAGAACTCCCAATGCTCGTAAGTTTTCAAGGCTTCGTCCCAACGCAACGTTGCGATTGTTTCCTTACGAGCGAGAAACGCGTTGCTGACCATGTCACACCAAGCGACAGCGCCGACTCGCTTATGTTCGCCGCGATGCATCCAGATGCGTTTGCCGTTCATCAGCGGTGAAAGCATCGTCGGCCGACCGCCTCCACCCTGGCGAACGGCCAGAATGTCGAGTTCGTGCTCGGCGAAGTACTCGCAAACGCGGTCGATATGAAAGTCCGCGGTGATTACGTGATCGTCGTCGAGCAGAAAGATGTACTCGGTCTGCGCCGTGTCGATCGCTGCATTGCGTCCGACTCCAACGCCCACATCGTGCCGATCTAGATTGATGACCGTGCAGTACTTGGCGATTTCGGGATACTTCTCACTGAAACGAAGCTCAGGCTGACCGTCGTCGACAACGACAATGTTTGGCTCGGCGATGTGTTCGCGCAGCGACTGGACCAACCGGTGGCACGACCACGGACGGTGTATCGTCTTGATGCAGAATGTGATGTCAGAACTTCGGATAGCCAAAGAGGGTTCCTCCCTTGTTTAACGACATGTTTTTCTACCGGCGACTCATAGCATGCGATTTCAACTGTTGTGGAATCAGCAGAGCTAAGCAGAGGCTCGCTCTTCTAATTCAAGTGTTCAGCCGGATTCGTCCGCATGAGATTGGTGACTGTCGTAATGTTCGATCGACTGGCATAGAGGCGTCGAGCACCTGCCAAAATACGAATAACAGTCCACGCCTCGACGCCCTTTCGGAATCCAGGGCTAGAGTCTTGGTGGAGCGGTGACTCGGTCGCGGAGTACCGTAACTCCGGAAAGATGATTACGTCCGGCTTTCGTTTCTTTACATAGTCGATAAAAGACTGCTGATCCGTCTGTGCTACTAGCGGGCCGTTGGCAGCATCAAGGATTGAGTCGTATCGCTCGAAGGGGACCGGACGTCGCTCGTTCTTTTTGTCCGTGCCGCGAAAATAGATGCAGTCGTACTCAACGCCCTGTCCGATTCGGTAGTTGATTCGTTGTGTAGCAAAGTGATCGACTGCCTCTCGCGGCTGCACGAATGACTGAAAGGTGGACCGCGATTCATAGTAGGTCAAACACGGCACCTTCTGCCTTTTTCCAAAATCAACGGTTAGCTCGGGGCACTCAGCTGCTTCTGCAACGGAATGTTGCTGGTGAAAGAACGTGTCCCAAACGTTCTCACCATCGTAGGTGCGGTACAGTTGCATCGACTTCCGGTGGCGATAGTCGACCACAGGAATCAAACCTGCCTCAAGAATCGCAGCAACGGTGTCAATCGTAGTGAGAAGATAGGATCCAAATCCCGCGTTCGGCCAGCGGCGGACTACTCGGACGAAAGAACTCATTGGCTTGCTCGCAGTTTTAGCGGAGGAAGTTTTTGCGTTTATGTTGTTCACCCAAACTTCCGGAGATCAGGATTGACGTGTTCGATCGCCGACTGGATTTCATCCGGAGTCGGCGTGATGCCAAGGAACTCGATCAGATTGCCGATCACTTCCTCGGGATACGTCACCAACTCGGCGAACTCAATCCGGAACACCGGCACGTTCGGATGGTCCGCGATGAAGTTGTCTCGGTGGTCGCGGAGACTGCGTTGCAGATCCTCGCACTCCTCATCGTTTGCCGCGAACCATTGGCCACGATGTTTTTCGCTGCGATTCCGCAGCGAACGAATGGACGCTTCGATGTCTCGTTCGACGGAGATGATTCGTAGCGAATCGCCGAGCCCGGCGTGCAGATGACTCACGAAGCGACAGAGGTGCGGATACTTCGCTCCCGAAACCGTTTTATCCCGGTTGGCTTCTGATTTGCGACTGACAATCCACGACTTGAGCATTTGGGTCAGTTGGTCGTCGCTGACATTGGGGTCCGTCGCCGGGAAACGCATCACCTTTTCGCATAGCTGTGCCAGCCCGACTGCCTCGCCGCCTCCGGTCGCCTCGTAGCCACCAAGCTGGTTCCCCATGTGGACGCCCAGGTGGTGCATGACCATCGCGACGCATGACGTGCCGGCGCGGTGCGGGCCGAGGACGGCAAAGAACGGTGCGTCGGAGTGATCCGCGTTTTTGGCATCGTTGAAGAACCGCGTTTGACTCCATTTTCGACCGCAGATGTTGGACTTTGTCGGCAGTTGACCAACGAGCCAGCGATCGGGCGTGTAAACCGCGATGGATTCCTTTTGGATGTTCTTTCCTTGCACGAGTGCTTGGTAGCGACGCTGGATCAATCGACCGAGGTGATGGTCGATGTGATGCTTGGTGTGCCAATCGTTCCAAGTGAGATGGCGATACAGTGTCTTCATTGCTTCGCGTCCGCGCACCATGAACGCGTGCGTGCGGTTCACGTTGTACGGACGATAGACGTGTTCGCTGACTTTGTGCGGTGGGTTTTTGCCGGCATAGAGGTGTTGGCCGCCGAGATACGCCATGCCCCAGTCGGCTGGCAACTCAGAGATAAATTCCTGTAACCGCTCGCAGAAGTCGTCGCCGAATCCCGCGTCGTCTTCAAAGACAACATACGAGTCGATGTGTTCGAGTAGGCACTTTTCGAGAATCAACAAGTGTGATCGGTAACACCCCCACGCTCCGTTGCCTGCTCGCCACTGCGGGGGCGTGGCCACGCGGCGGCCGTCGATCGCGGCGAACCGTTCGGGTTCGGGGAACGGCCAGGGATCGGGAAGCTGCCGCATCCACTCTTGCATTCGATCATCGCGGCGATCGAGGTTCATCAGGAAGCAGCGTTCAACGATCGAATTCGTCCTCCGGATCGTCTTGGTCTGGTTCGGGTGCCCCTTCGGGGAACTTTCTCTCGTACTTGCGGATGGCAGTGCTGACGAGACTGCGGGCGACTTTTGCTGTAAACCTTCCATGCGGGAGTCCTCTTGCTTGGGCTTCTTCGAGTAACCAATCGACGATCGTGTCAATGTTTCGGCGGCAACCTTCGGCACCCCAGTCGTTCATCGTGTCGACGCGGGTTTCGCAGTTGCATGTTTCGCTCGGCTTTGCAAACCAAGCGATCATCTTCTTGAGTTCGTTGCCGGGGCCGGGCCGGTAGCTGCTCATTTTCAGCGTCGCCGGCATCGGGTCTTCGTCCGGCAGGTAGTTGCGAAGCAGAGCTTCCAACTCGGTGATGTCTTGTTTGCGTCGCTTCTTGTTGACCAATGCCATGCCGATGGTGACGACGTTGATCGCGCACGGGTTGTCGTTGGTCTGGCACGCGTTACAGGCGGTCGGCGTGGTTTGCACACGACAGCCAGCGAGTTGGCATGCAACCTCGCATTGGTTGTCGGGCGTTAAGTGAGGGCAATGCATCATGCTGTCATCCCCGCTACCGCTCCATCGAACGAACCGGACGAACTAGGTGGATCGCCGGGGTCTTCACAATCGCTGCTCACTAGTTCCCAACCGCACGACCAAATCCAGGTGCTGTTGCAAGGCTCACTCGATCCGCTGCTGTCTTCGGAAGGTTCCTCGGTTGAATCGCTTTCACTCGGACGGTCGGAGCCGTCGCTGCTATCGGACGCACTTTCGCTGGGGCGGTCGGAACCGTCGCTGGGTGGGTCTGGCTCGGATGTTGAGTCGTTGCTTTCGGATGGTTGATTGCTGTCGCTTCCAGATGAATCACCAACACTCGGGTCGTCGCTTTCACTGGGCCGATCGCTATCTGAGCCTTCCGATCCCGAGTTGCTAGTCGACCTTGAAGTTGAATCGGAACCAGAGACACTTGATGACGTCGGAACACTGGTCGAGTCATCGCTTCGCGAGTCACTGCCAGAATCCGATGTGCTCGTTGATCGTGAATCAGAGGCCGATCCGCTTCCGCTATCTGATTCGGATGCACTTACGCTGCCTGATCCTGAATCACTGCCTGAATCTGATCCGCTGCCTGATGCAGAACCACTTTGGCTCCCGCTGGCGGAGGCACTGTCCGAGTACGATGCCGACGCACTCGCTGAGTAGCTTTGCGAGTCCGAACTGCGGTCGATGCTTGATTCACTTTGGGATTCGCTTCCCGATTCGCTGGCTGATGGCGACGTCGAGTCGGATTGCGACTGGGATTCCGATGCGGACTCACTTGATACGGAATCGCTTTCGCTACTCGTTGACGAATTCCAACTAAACGAGGGCACGCTCTCCGAGTCTGACTCGCTTCGTGATTCACTTTCGGATGTGCTCGATTCGGACTGGCTCGATTCTGAAGTCGATGATTCGCTGGTTGATGATTCACTCTCGGACGCCGATGACTGCGAACTGCTGACGGACGGCGTGCTGGTTGATTCGCTTGATTGCGAGGTGGACGAATCGCTCGACGAACCGGAATCGCTCGATTGTGAGTTGCTCGACGACGAATCACTCGCCGACAAACTGGACGCGGACACGCTTGGCAGGCTGATCGACGTACTGGAATCGCTCGATTCGCTTGTCGATGAGTCGCTGGACTGGGAATCGGACGAACTGTCTGACGAATCACTCGATGCGGACGACGATCCTGCGGAGCTTGATGATCCGCTGAGGCTGGGCAGACTGGTCGATGTACTCGAGTCACTGTTGGATGAATCGCTCGATTGTGAGTTTGACGAGCTGTCCGACGAATCACTCGATGCCGACGAGGAACCGTCAGAACTGGATGAACCACTGATGCTCGGTAGACTCTTCGATGTGCTCGACTCGCTGTTGGATGAATCGCTTGACTGAGAATTCGACGAACTGCCTGACGAACCGCTCGATGAAGACGAGGAACCGTCGGAACTGGATGAACTGCTTACGCTCGGCAGACTTGTCGATTTGCTCGAATCGCTGCTGTCCGAGGAATCGCTCGATTGACTACTGCTGACGCTGCTTGATGAGGACGTTGAACTGTCGCTTGAATCGCTGCTGCTGGATGCGGACGAACTAAGAGAAGAACCGCTACTGTCGGATGACGAGGAGTTGGAGGATGAATCGCTACTTGATGATGACTTCGATGACGATGACGAACTGCCGGAACTGCTGCTCGATGACGAACCACTGCTTGATGAGGACGATGGGCTGCCGGACGACGAGGAAGACGACCCGCTACTCGACGAACTAGAACCAGAGGAACTGCTGCTGGATGACGACGGGGAACTGCTGGAACTCGACGACATGCTCGATGAGCTTGAACCGCTCATGCTCGAACTACTCGACGAGCCACTGCTACTTGATGGGCTACCCGATGACGAGGATGAAGATGACGAGGGCGACGACGAAGAACTGCTGGACGATGAATCGCTACTAGAACTGCTGCTGGAACCTGAACTCGACGAACTGCTGGAGCTTGATGAACTGCTCGAACTGCTGCTGCCATCGCAGCAGCGGCAACCGATCGTCAAGTACGCCGACGTGTCTTCGTGGAAATGGCAGACGATCTGTTGGCTGGCCAGCAACGCGTAATCGCACACGTTGTAAACCGAGACGGCAGGGCCAATCGGTTTCCATCCGCCATCAAAACGTAGCTCGCGAGCCGTTCCCCATGACTTTGCTTTGATTCGTTTCGATGGCTTGCATAGAAGCGTTTGTTTTGGCGGGTCGATCACCCAGGATCGCTGGCCGTCGAACTGCACTTCCAAGTATTGTTTCGGCGAATCAGCGATCGGACCGCGAATACGCTGTGCCGAATGATTCCGAGCGGTAATTCGTACTGTGTCGCCAGCCGGATCCGTAACCGCTTCGATCTCGCCGGCTTTGTCGATGTGATGAAGGTCGCAGTCCGCGCTACCCGTCCGCATCCCTCGGCGGCCAGCGATCCCACCAATCGGAACCTCGACAAGGTAAACCGGATCAGCGGGTCGGCCGACCCGAACGACTGCCCATTGGTCACCGAGTTGGTTGAGGTCGCGTCGCCACAGAATCTGTGCCGATCCATCTGGTTTCGATTGCAGCGTGTCACCGGCCGATTCGCCAACGTCTGCAAACTTGTGCCAAGTTTTGACGACGTTGACTCGCGCGGCCACGACGCCATCGAACACCACGCGGCCGACCTTGTCTTCCGCGATCGGTTCGATGGCGACCCCAACGCGACCTGTGTGATCGTCTTCTGTCGGACGCACGCACTCAATTGTCGCATCGCGAACGAAGCGGGCCAGTTCCATTGGGCCGACGGTCGGATCGGTCAGCGGTGACTCGAAGCCGACAATTCCGCCGATCGGAACTGTGTTTGCCGACAGGTTATGAACGCGAACGGTTGCGGCGTTTCGCAAATGCGTGCGAGGGCCACCGCCGCCCGGCAGTCGGTTGCGATGCGCGGCTTCGGCAGCAACAAGCAATCGGTTGTATTCAGCGGCGGTGATCGCAAACTGATCGCCTGGTTTCACGCGTCGGGTCATTAACTGATCCCCAACACGTTGAAGTTTCCTCCGTGATAGACCTGTTCGACGTACGCTGCCTCAGGAACTTGCAGCACACGGTCTCCGACCACCTTCTCGCCGTGTTTGACCCACAAGTAGTCCCAACCCTGCTTGCTGATCCCGGTGATGTTTCCAACCGTCATCGAGAACTCGTTCGGTCGAGCGGCGAAGTGGTAGGTCACGTCGACCCAGTTCTGCTCGTCCTCGCCACCCTCGCCTCCGAGAAACAACGCTTCGCCGGGAGCGAAGATCGACCACGGTGACGAGTTCACTCGGCCGGTCATCGAGACCATCGCAAGCAGATAGCCCGTTGAAACGAACTCAAACTTCTTACGAACCGAGAACTCAAACGCGGGGACCGTGATGTCGACGCCGGAAACTCCAGAATCACTGACTCCGATCGCTCCGTGATAGACGGGGGCTGCGATTCCCGGCGCGGAGTAGATGCCCCGAGTCTGTAGCGATTGATTCAGATGGGTTGTCGCTCCGGTCGTACTGAACGAAACCGGATCGAGCTTGGCTTTGTTGATCGTTACGCTGACCAGAGCGTGCTTCTGGTTGATGAACTCCGAGTCGATTTGCAGATACGGGATCAATTCCTTGTGATTTGCCTTGTAGTATTGATACAGAGCACTCGAAGCAGCAGCCGGATCAACAGCCCCGCCATTCGTCGCGACGTAAGAAGTGAAATCGGAGTGCGATTTCCCACGCGACGCCTTTTCGGTGAGAGCCGCGACCTCGAATGTGTATCCACCAGAGGAGATTGACATCAGCTAAACACCATCCCTCCCGACTGCGAACGCTCAACAAGGCGTCGAGTGTTCTCAGCGGTTTGAATGATTGCCCGTTTCATGTCCTCGCTGAATTCGCCACCTGACATCGCCGGCAGTTGCAACTGCGACGTGCTATTGGCGATCGCGGAGTCAAAGGCTGCTAGGGATCGGCCAACGGAAGCGAACGCTTCGGTGATCGCGGCAACATCCAATGTCGGCGAGGTTTCGAGATCAGTCGAACTGTCCAAATACAGCGGCTCAGACTGACCGCTAGCTTCTGGTAAGTCGACCGTCGCATCGCTTTCCTGAACGACTAGCGGCTCGAACGATTGCGAATCGCTTTGCACCGAGACATTCGGCGGGCCTTGCGCCGGCGACTCGATGTTGATCGGTTGATTGCGGATCGCGACCGAGGGCGAACTGACGTCTGGTACAGCGATCCGTGGCAAGGTGACATCGGGCGTGTCCAACGCAGGAACGTTGACGTCAGGTGACTGAACATTCGGCGAGGCGATAATCGGATCGCTCGCAGCATTCACGACGACATCCGGTGCCGGCACGATCGGTGCGTCCTCCGCCACGACCTCGACGTTCGGAGCATTGACAACAATGTCGGCTACGTCGTTTCCTGGATCGTCGAGCGGTTTTGGTTCGTCAGGTTGTTCGGGCTGCAGCTTCAATTGTGGCGCGACAATGACTTCGATGGGATCATTCTGTGCCGCAATTGGATCAAGTATTTTGAGCGGTTCAGGAGCTTGTTGCGGAATCGTCGACGCTCCACTGCCGAGCCCCAATCCCCTCGCATCAAAATTGCCGGCGACTTCGGTTCGATCAGTTTCGGGACCGTTTGCGAACTGGTCCATCGCCGCTTGCGCGTCAGGGTTCAGCTCGAGACGCAGATCTTTCGCATTGGGCGGTTGCAACTCGGGATCGTCGATTCCGGGGAGATCGACCTTGGGGATATCGACTGCGCCGGGCTCAGGCATCTTGGGCGGAGCGACTGGTGGTTCCGGCGGGGCAGCGTCTTCAGGTTTCGGCTCCGCGTCCGAGGGCGCAGTTGCATTGTTGGCTCGTTCCACCGCAGCATCGAACTCGGCCTGTGCGGTTGCGATTTGCTCGTCTCGTTCCTTATCGCGATCTTCAGCGGTTGGCCGACCTGCTTCGCGCGCCGCTTTCGCTTCCGCTCGCATCTGATCGAGCGTGCGTTGCACTCCGACGGTCGTGTCGTCGATGATTTGTTGACGATTCGACTGCGCCGCATCGTTTTCGCTGAACTGTTGTTCCTTGGATTGGTCGACAACTGCATTCTTCGCATCGGTCTCGTCGTCGATCGCCCGCATGTCGGCGTCGATGTCCGTACCTTCGCGAGCCTTGCGGCGTGCCTCGAGTTGTGAAGCGATGCCTTTCTGCATCTCAACCCGGTTGGCCTCGATCTGCTCCTTTCGTTTGGATCGGCGGCGCTGACGCTCGATGATCGCTTGTTGCCGTTGTTGCTCTTCAGCGGCATCGGCCGCTCGAGTGTCAGCGTCGATCTTCGCCATTTCGACATCGACGTTGATGTCGTCGTCGAACAGAGCTTTGAGTTTGATCCACGCCTTTTTGAGGAACCCCACGGTCGAGTTCCACATCGACTTCACTTGACCAACGAACACGGTCCATGTGTCGGCAAGGTAATCGACGGTTTCAACCCAAGCGTTCTCGACGCCGGCCAATGCGTTGATGAGCACTCCGCCGATCTGTACCGACACGTCGCCCGCAATGTCAACGAGTTCGTGAAGTTTGAGGAATCCTTTCTTGAGAAACCCAATTGTGTTGTTCCAACCTTTCTGTACGGCGGACGTGAGGATCGTCCAACCGTCCGCCATAAAGCCGAGCGTACTGTTCCAAACGCCAGCCAGCCCAGACAAGGCACCAATCAGAACATCCCCGATCGCGTAGGCGGAGTCGGCCCACACGTCAGAGATATACTGAGTGAAGTCCGCCCAGACGCCTTTGATGTAGGTCGTGCCTTTGACCCACTGGAGTTTCAAATACGTCCACAACACATCGGTGGCCGCAGTGATGTCACCAGCGGCGAGTGCATTGGCAATCGCACCGAATGCGGCGAGCGTGTCGGCTTTGAGTGTTTCAAATAGACCTTTGAGATACTCGACCGCCTGGCCGGCGATACCAGTCGAATATAGAAAGTATCCACCGAGCGCGGCGACCGCTGCGACAACAAGGCCAAGCGGGGTGAAAAGCAGTCCGACCGCCGAGACGATGACGCCGATTGCACCGCCGATGAATGAGAAGATCGTTGCAAGGCCGCCAACCGCGAATGATGCAACAGCGGCGAACGAACCGAGAGCGAATAATGCCGCGCCGATCGTGAAGATCGCGATCGCACTCGTAGCGGCAATCTTGACGATCTTCTGGTTCTTGTTGATCCACTCGATCAAGCCGGACGCGGCGCGACTGAAGGCTTGCACCATCGTGGTGACGCTGCCTTCCAGCGATTCACCAATGGCGATCGCGACTCCCTCGATGGAAGACTTCAGGATTCGGAACGCTCCGCCGAGTCCGCCTTCCATTTCCTCAGCAGTCTTGCCGGCGATGCCGCCGGCCTTTTGAAGCTCGGCATACAACTCGCGGGTATCGGCCACGCTCTTGCCGATCGAGCTGGCCGCGGTGATGCCGAGCAGTCCGAACACCTCGTTCAATTTCTCAGCCTTGTCGGCCGTTCCCATTTTCTCGGTCGCAGCGGCGACTTCGCCAAGGATGTCAACGAGCGATCGGGCGTTGCCCTTGGCATCCTTGGTCGTGACGCCGAACGTGGTCTTGAATTTCTCGCTTTCGGCCGCACTGATCGTCAGAAGGCGGCGCATCGCGTTACCGGCCGACGATCCTTGGATGCCCATATTGCCGAGCGTACCAAGGATCGCGAGCGTCTCTTCGAGGCTCATGTTGGCATCGGCGGCGACGGGGCCGGCGTAAGACAAGGCCTCGCCGAGAGATTCCACCGTGTTGAACGACTTGTTGGCTGCAGCGGTCAGGCCGTCGGCCACTCGCGTCGCTTCGCCGGCTTCCATCCCGAACTGGCGAATAGTGGCTGCCATGATGCCGGAGGCCTGTGTGGCATCGGTACCGGTGGCGCGGGCCATGTTCATCACGGCGGCTGTCATCTTCTCGATCTGGTCCGGTTTGAATCCGGCGCGACCGAGTTCGGTCATCAATGACGCGACTTCGCTCGCGGAGTAACTGGTGGTTGCTCCGAGGTGCTTTGCCGTGTTGCGAAGCGACTCAAGCTGCGATCCCGTTGCCTGCGTGATCGCAGCGACGCCACGCATGGCATCGTCGAAGTTGGAGAAGATCGCGACACTGCCGGCCAGTGGTGTGGCCGCGGCCACGCCGAGTCCCATAAGTTTGGTGCCGAGCAAACGCGTTGAAGCACCGAACGATTCCAACCGCTTCTGAGCGGACCGCAGACCTTTTACGAACGCGGAATCCTTGGTCAGCAGTTCGACGTAGGCGGATCCGGCTCGGACTTGGGACATGTGTCAGAAGTTTGAAGTGAGACGGGTGAAGGGTGAAATACTGCGCCGAGCAGATGGGCGACCTGTTCAACAGTGGCTTTCACCGGAACAGAACGAGTGACCGTGTAGGGATTGAAGTCATCCGGTTTGAACGGTTTTCGTCGACGTTTGCGATCGCGATTGATCTCGGCCGTCAGTGCCATCACGCTGCTGGCAATGTGCCAGTCGTGTTGGCGTTTCGCTTCGGCCATCTGGACGAGTTGCCTTAGCGTCAGTGGTCCGGGGTCGACTCCGATGATGCCGGCGAGTCGGATGATGAGTCGCTCGATGTCGGCACTGCGAGCTTGCGTTCCAGGTCCTCCACAATCCGGTCCACCAGATTCGGATCGTCCAGCCGTTTCTCGATCGCTGCCAAGCCCCGCGTCTCGATCATCTTCTGTTTGTCGGCCGCCTTCCGCAGAAGACGGCGACGGGACTCCGGGAAGTAAGCGACCAACGCATCCACCAGTGCCTTGCACGCTTCGTCGATCGAGTCACCCGCTAGACCCTCGGCGAACGCTTCGTCGTCAACGTCCTGTTGGTCGGCTTGTGGTTTGCAGATCGCGAACAACACATCTCCCAGCAGCAACGGATCGCTGGAAAGTCGCGTGACCAAATCTCCGTCGATCGCGTCGAGCAATCGCACGTCGGTGAGTGCTTTTACGCGGCGCAGTGTCGTGTTGTCGATGTCGACGATCCAAACGCGACCGCGGCGATCAATGAATTTCTGCATAAGCTTGCGATTCCGTTCGGAGGATGATTATGGAGTGCCGCCGCCGACGTTCATACCGCCGCCGGTTGACGATTGTGTGGGTTTCAAAGTGACGTCAGCGGAAACGACTTCTTCAAGGTTTTGATTGACATTGAAGTTCATGACCTCACAGGTGAGCGTCAGCGAGCCGCCGGCATCCGTGATGCCAACGTCACAGGGCGTGCCACTGCTCCAAAGTCCTTGCAGCATCGCGAATGAGGTGTCACCGTTCTTGTTCAATACGGTGAACTCGATCGACGCGTCTTTCAACGTACCGACTGTGGCTCGCCAGCCGTTGTTTGCACGCGTGCTTGCGTCGGCTTCGGCCTTTTCGAGATTGACCGTCAGGTCCTTGACGTTCGTGATCTCGGCACCATCGATCGTCAGGACGGCATCGAGACCGAGTTTGACTTCTGCTGACATGTTTCGATTCCATCCGTGGTCGAGAGACTATTTCACCGAGTCACGCCAGAACTTTGGGAGGCGAGCTTGGTTGGCAATGAGGGCAGGTTTCATGAACGGTCGTGCGGGATAGCGGCGTGGTTTGCTGGCACCGCGGCGCTCGTTTTCTTGTTCGATCAGTCGTGTGGCTCGGCTAGCTTGGGCGATGGTGAGCAGTTTGATGCGGGCAAACTTCCCAGGTTGCTTCGCACGGATCGGCCCAAACTCACCGACACGAAACCGATGTCGCTTCAGCTTGCGTCGTTTGGTGACAACGCCACCGAATTCATGGAGGTTCCACAGTCGGCCAGCGATCTCGTTGACCGGGCCAATGATTGCTTCGCCGCGATCGCGATTGACTTCGTAGCGAAGCACACGACGCAGCATTCCGGTCGGCGAACTGGGCGGCGATCCTGGGTTGGATGGTTTTTTGCGTTTGCGTATGGATCGTTTTGCCGTCATTCGGATGGTGCCGGCGGCATGATTCATGCTTTTGAAAGTCGCTTGGTTGACCTTCTTTTTCAGTTGGCCCGGTGTGAATTGCACGCGAGCCCTGATGTGCATCATTTTGCGAGCTCAAACGTCAATGTCAGCAGACTCGTGAATTGATTGAACTGGGTCCAATGCTCAGAAGAGTACAGGACTGAATTCTCGACCTTGACGCAGCGGGCTGCAACGAACGAATTGAGTCGTTTGAGCCGGAAGTAATCGGCCAGTTCCTCGACGAAGAACACCAATGGGTCAATTTCCTTGGCATCGCCCTTGCTGAACTTCTTCTGAACTGCGACGTCGATGGTTGCGTGATACTTGTTCGATGCTCGATCGAGCGGCAAGTACTCAACCTCGCGAGGCACCACGGTGACTCGCAGTTCCTTCATGTCTTCGAGATCGAAGTTGGGAACGTAGAGGCGCTGGGCCGAAAGGTTTGTCTTGCTGAAGTCGCCGGCGTTGATTTCCGCGACGACGCTTTCGGCAATCTGAATGACGGTTGCGGGCGTTGCTGTCATGTGATCGTGTCAACCAGTTTGGTGTGAATGCGGAGTTTGACGCGGAAGGGATCGCTGTATCGCCACGGCGGTTCGTTGCCGATTGACATCAGTTCGTAAACGAATGTCGTGTCGCCATCGGTTTCCAGGATGCGATCGCCGCGGCGAGGCCAGGTGCCGATGGCGGATTGCAGCAAGTCTTTCGTGTTAATCAGAAAGTCGCGGACTTGAGCACGAGTGATGACGCCGTCGCCGTCGTCCTGTTCGTACTCCGATTTGCCAATTGTGGCGGATAACTCGACGGAGACATCGTCACGCTGATACACCACGTCTCGCGAGGCATGCTTGGTCAGTTTCTCCGCTAACCAAGACTGCCCACGGTGCAGCATGTCGGTCACGATTTGCGTGCCGCGGGTTTCGCTGGGGCTTTTAAGAGCGTCGATGCCTTGTCGCTCAACTCGTCTAGCCACGCTTCGTTCGATCGGCGTTGATACTCGCTGGCGATCGCTTCGGATTCCTCCTGCAATTGCTGCTCACGCAGATTGACTGGCTGCGGGGGCGAATGGAACGGATTGATTACGCTGGCTGATTGAGCACCATCCTTGTCGCGTTTCTTCGACGGCAACAAGGCGACGGCGATCAACAGCAGCACAACCACGGTTGCGATTCCGGTTAGTAACGTCATTGGTTCACATGCCTCGCTTGATGAGAATGAATCCGAGTAGAAAGACGGCCAACACGATCATCGCGATCGTTGCCAGTTCGCCTGCCGATGCCCAAAGCAAGGCATTACGAGTTTCGTTTGCCCTGTCGAACAACAGATCGCGAGGACTGTCACGATCTCGGTCGCGATCGAACGGCCGCCAATTGTCGGATGGCTCAACGGGACAGTAACCGTCAGGACAATCCTCGGAGTTGAGTTGCAATTTTGGGGAGATCGCGTCGTCCCACGAATAGCCTCGCGTTTTCAGTGCGCCGGTTTTCTGGGCCTGCCGAGTCTGTTGATAGAGTTGGTATCCCTGGCGAAGATCGGCGTAGAGTTCGGCCGCAGTGGCGGGCAGCATGGCTCGGCCCGCGGCGTGAACGTGTCCGCCAGTGTTGTCTTGAAACAGCACGACGGGAAACTGTTCGACAGGGACGATGCTCGCGAACCTGGTTTGATAGAGTGAATTGCCAGACGTGTAGACTTGGAAATCACAGTCGTTTCGCAGCTTGTATAACTTCGGGTCGCGATTAAACCAATCAAGCAGTTGCTTGCTCTTGGAATCACCGCCGATGAACAAAGCAATTTGATACTTCTTCGTCGTTGGCTGAGGCTGGGGTGCAGCAATCGGCAATGAAGGTTGAGGTGCGATTGCCGGCGAATAAATCGTCGTCGGTTCGCATGTCGGGCAGATCGAAACTGACTGCTGTTTGATTTCGCCTTGAGCACTTAGATTCACTGACTGGGGCTCGTCAAACTTCTCGATCCTGCCAACGCGTGGAGCGGGCGAAACGGCATTGGGTACATTCCATGTGTCGTCTTCCGGTTGCGTGGTCGGACATGGTCGCAATGCCGTGAACACTCCACCAAGCAACAGCGCGTGGATGATTGCCAGCGTGACCAGACCCACGCTCAATCGAATCCGAATTCCATCGTTCATTGAATCACCTCATAACTTCGATAGGGCAAGGAGCTGGCCGGGTCGTCGAGGACCGTGAGTGCGAATCCGCCATAGCCAGCCCAAAGGCGAACGAATTGTTCGCGTGGCGTGAATTCAAACCGGCCGGGATAGTTGTTGTCGAGAATCGCCGCGTATTGCCGGCCGTCGCGATTGACCCAGCCGACGAAGGTGCAACAGTGGGCTGGTTTCCACCACAGAATCGCTCCGCGCCGAGTCGCAGTCGCCCAATCGAGGAATCGCGGATCGGCTTTGACGGTGTAGCTGTAGTCGATGTCGGCAGCGTCGAGTCGGCTTCGCAATCGCGAGTCCCATTCGCCGTCGCTGTAAGTGGCACGCCAGCGTTCCCCGAGTTCATACTCGTTCAGCCAACGCAAGTGATTGACGAGCGAAGCGTGAACGCAGCTGCCCTGATTGAGCCTGCCAGTCCAATTGCGTTGATGCAATTTGTTGGGCAAGTTCGCGGCGGGTTGCTCCGGCGCGGGGGCCGGGAGCGGTCGCACCTGAACAGGTTGCTCGGGCAAACAGCCGCTTGCTAGACACAGGACGCACGCGGCGATGATGGCTCGCAATGTTGCGTTCATGCAGTGAGTGCTCCTTAACTCTAAAAAATGACCCAGAGGATCGGATTGATTTGTTCGACGGTCGAAACGAAGCGAATAGGCAGTCCGCACATCACTTCCGACTTCAGGTACAACGGTTTCGACGGATTGAAAAGTTTGCTGCCCGTTGTGGACGAGCGAACGTAGTAACCGAGCTGGACGACTTCTTCGTCGGGAAGCAACGCTTGCACACGCCATGTCGCTTCGGTCGAGGCGACGGCAATGCAGAAGCACGTTGCGAACGGCGATGCTCGAAGCCACTGGCTCGTCTTGCGATCTTCGGCAAACACCAGACGTTCGATCGCCTTGGCCCGGTCGGCCGTTACTTGGCTGATCGACGCCATAACCATCCTTATTGACTTAGTCGAACACGGACGGTGGGTGTGTTGGTGCCGGCGGAAAGCACGGCTTTGCCGAGCAACTTGTTGCCGGTCGCAGTCGTGACCGATTGGCCAGCGGTCGCGTCCCAGTAAACCTTGGCACCGGCCGAAACCGAGATCGCGGGATCTTTGGCAACATCAAAGACACCTTCGACGCTGATTGCGCCGAGCACATTGGCTTTGATGTCGTGCTTGGTGATGCCGACCAGTTCGCCTTGCACGACGACACTACCGGCGGGGAGATCGGCGTCGGGCGTGTAGTCAACGGCCGCTCCCTCTTGAACGAAATCTGCTGCGGACATGGATTGTTAGACCTGAGGTTTGAGACTTGAGTTTTGAGCGAGAAAGTTAAACGGGGATCACGCTTCACCGGTGACCTTCACGGCGGCACGATGATCTTGCGAGTTCACACCGAAGTCGATGAAGGAGCGGAAACCCATGCCGAGCATGTTCGGTGGCATTTCGACTCGTTCGATCACCGGAGTGCGGCGACCATTGAGGAACACGATCTCGAACGCGGGAAGGATGCTCGGGTTGGCGAACAAATACCAAGCCTTGCCACTCGCGCCGGTGTAGTACGAGTCCGACAAATGCGGCGTGCTGATGACGCGGTACTTGTTGCGGTGTGGGTTGTCGACTGGGATCTTGGTCGGCGAACCCTGGGCGTCGATCATCAACTGAGCCGAACCCATCAACAGTTCCGCTTCGGTTTCCAGCTCGACTGGAACGACCAAGTATTCGGGCCGAATGTTGATCGGCTTTTGATCCTTCGGCTTGTTGCCAGGACCAGCCTTCTGCTTGCGGAACGTCGTCTTGGCAACCGTCAAACTGTCGGGACCGAACTTCGTGTCGGTTCCGGACAACAAGTTGCCATTGCCGCCAGTGAAGAAGCCAGCGTTCTTGAGCAACAAGGTGAAGAACAGATCGTCGATCGACTCGGCACCCGATCGCCCCATTTGACGCGGGATGTCCATGAATGCCGACAGGTCATCGTTGATGATGTCCTGTCAAGTCAGCATCAAGATTTGACCATAGGTGTCGGCCTTGTTGCTATACTTCTGCTCGGACAACTTTCCGTGCTTCAGTTCGCCATCGGGAGCGACTTGTTCAAAGCCGCCGGTACCGAGCAAACGGTAACGCGAGACTTCCTTGAAGTCCGACACGGTGCCGACGCTACAGAGATCAAAGGCAGCGATCGGCGTGTTGGTGTAAGCCGCCAAAAGCGTCTTGTTCATCACGTTTTCGAGGATGCTCGGCAAACTCATCGTCGAGAACCCGGCACGGATCGTCGCGGTTCCGTCACCAAAGACACGCGGAACGTCGATCCCTTCCATGCGAGCGCACTCTGCGACCAGTTCTTTCAAACCGATGTGTCGCATCGGATCCGCCTGGTTCAAAGTGCGTTCACCGTAGCTGGCCAGCAGTGTCTTTTCGTCGATACCGACCGACAAACATGCCGCGGCTTCGAGCACTGCACGAGTGAATCCAGGTTTCGACGTTCCCGATTCAGGAGCCTTTGGTCGTTCACTTCGCAACACAGTCAACTCCGTTTTCGTGACGCTCCATCCTTGTTCGATTGCATCGGCTTCGATCGACGCATGTTTGTTGTCACACACCTTGCGAATGCCGGCGATACGACGAGATTCGCGGGCGGCCTCGGCTCGCATTTCAGCGACAGGAGAATCCGCAGGTTTGGATTGCGTCTTTGGCTTCGTGCTCATGTTCAAACTCGCATTGACGGGTTCGAGGTCGTCGGTATCTTCATCCGTGTCGCTGGGATCATCGCCCTCGGCGTAGTTGCCGGCAGCGACGCGAGCCTCGGTATCGTCGTCAGCACCCAAGGCAACGAACGAAACCTCGCCCAGCGTTGACTTGCGAGCCACATAGACTGGCCCTTTGAACTCGCGTCCGTTGGCGTTTGCCGTTTTGCCTTCAGGGATGAAAACAACCTTGTCGGCACTCGCACCCAGCGAGGCTTGCCAGGGAAAACCGTTCTCACTGGTCGCGATCACTTCCTGAGCCGTCGCACCAACCCCTGAGATCACGCCGGCGACTTCGAGCGATTTGTAGGTGATCGCAATGTCGTCGGTGTGTCCGACAATGCTTCCCCGATCGTGGTCTTTCAGAATCGGACGCGACTTGCGAGTCACTCGCATGCCAGCCAAGTCAACGACAACCGGATAAGGCCAACCGCCAAGCCGCATCGCGCCGCCGGTATATGCGGTCATCGAGAACTTGCGAAGCGACGGCTTGCCTTCTTCCGGCGTTTCGGCCGCGGCGAGCGTAATCGTCGCCGCATCATCACAAACGATTCGCAACGAACTGGGAACGGATTCGGCGTCGGCTTCAAGCGGCGCGTGCTGTGTCTTCGGCATTGTCTTCCGTGACCTTGGTTGAGGTTTGGGGTTGAGTTTCATCGCTGGCCGACAGACCAAGCTCACGCATCAGCGACACTTCTTTGGCACGCTGTTTGAGTTCCGTCTCCCAATCACGCCCCTGCCGCGCAAATTCGATGGCCAGAGTCGTCGTATGATTCGAGAGACGGATCTTTTGGGCGTTGGCTTCTTTGGCGGGATCGACATGCTCATGTCCGTCCCAGAACCATTGGTGCTCGAACGTTGAATCGAGCGTGCGAAGCGAATTGGGCAGATAGCCCTCGATGAGAATGGCTTCGCGAAGCCAAGCAATCAAAATGCGATCCAGAACGACGCGAGCAAGCTGGGTTTGCTCAACACGGATCGACTTGAAGTAGGTTTGGTGGTCGAGTCGCCCACTGGCATAGTTGTAACCGCTAGAATTTCCAGCGGCGACGTTGAATGGCATGTTCAAACAACGAGCGATCTCGTTGAGTATCTCTTTCTTGAACTCCGCATACGTGGTCGATGGTTGCTCTGACCTCATTTGAGCCATCTTCCAACCACCGGGCATCGTGAGCAGCATTCGCTTCTCAAGTTCGATTGGCTCGAATGGCTCCGCAGCGTCCGCTTCGCCATTGGCCGGCGCGTCGGTGTAGAGGATGCCGGCGAAGTCGGCCGCAGTTTCAGCAGCAGCGAGCACCGCGAGCGTGAACCGACGAAGTTGTGCAAATAGAGGCAACGCCGGCGTGATATCGGGAATACCGCGAATCTGACCTGGACGATCGCAGCGGAAGTAGTGCAGCACCGCGGCGGCCGGCACCGTGTCGAACTCTTCGTCGATCGTGAACGTCACATCGCCAGGATGTTCACGCAGCACGTCGTAGCTGAGCGGGTTTCCGTCAGCATCAAACTGAATGCCGTCAAGGTAACGAGAGCGATCCGCAACCAGCGTCGGTGAGGCCACTTGGTCGGCTTCGATCAACCGCAAATCCAGTTTCACTGTCGCGTCGATGCGTTCGTTGCTGGTCAGCAAACCAAACGATTCACCGTCCGAAACGCGGGCAAGCCGCATCGTTCGCAGCTTTTCCGCCAAGCCGACCGCTTCCGCCCAAGCAAAGAATTCCGCTTCAACGAAACGATTTGCAGCATCATCCGGCGTCAGCATTTGCAGTCGCGGCCCAGTACCAACAACGTCATTCGCCAGCGTCAGCGTGATCCCGCGAGCGTAACTATTGTTGGCAACCTCGTATCGTGACCGATTGCGAAGCGTTCGCCGAACATCAGGACTATTCGCGGCGGCGGACGACAAACCATCGGCTCGCGACCAATGCTTCATGTTGTCGAGCGTCGTATTCGCGGCGTCGTACCTCGCACGAAGCCGCGAGAAGAAGGGCTGCCGGGGCGAGCGTCCCGGTGCGGATGAAGAGTGAGAAGCTCCGCCGCGCCATGCTTGCTCGATAATCCCTGACAAACGTTTCAACATCCGTGTTGTAATCCTATTGCCGTCCCCGGCAGCCCTACTGTACTTCGTAAACCAAAAAGAAAGATCAACCAGCTGAGGGTGGAACGATCTTGTTGAAACGCAAACCACGATTGGGTTTGCTAACGGCGTCCTTGCCAGCGAGATGCTTATCTGCAGCAATTTGCTCCGTCAGCTTGTGCTGCTCAACGGAACCGGCGTCGCCCGAAGCCTTCGCAGGCCCAGCAGCGTTCTCACGAATCTCGTCTTCGAGGTTGTCTGCCAAAACTTGATTCCACATTGAGTGATGCAATGTCTCACTGTTAGTAGACCTTCCGACTTTTGAAGCAAAACGGCGACGCTACGAGATATTTTTTAAGAAATAGTTCGCAATCAGCTTCGTTTTCGGTGCTGCATCTCCTTGAAGCTGATTCGTTTCGTGGTTGGCATACGTTCGATATCCGTTCCAAACAACAATGCACCTTGCATCGACGCACCGACGGCGGTGCCAACCAAGCAATCGAGCCAGTGATTGTCGGGCTGCTCTGGGCGGGCTTTCCACTCGTCGACTGTTCGGCCGCGCCCCTCGGTTTTGATGAAATACTCAGCAGTGACTTGCTCGGCGAACATACGGTGTTGTTCCAAGCGATCACCGAAGACAGAAAGGCATCCTCTATCGCCCATTGCGACAGCCAGTCGGGCGTGAGTGAAGGACTTCCACCAGTTTGTGTCGTAGATGATGTGGCGGATCGCTCGCTTGCCGTGGACGCTTGGCACACGCCAATTGAGTCCAACGCGATCTCCGGGGCGGCGTTTGTATTCGCTGAATGGATTGGAGGACGCGCCAACAAAACGTCCATGAGACGGAAGCAGTATCGAGGCATGTGGACTCTGTCGGCAAAATTGATAAACGACGTTTGTCGAGTGTCCCCAGTTCGCGTCGATCAAACACCGACCAATCTTCATCGCGGCTCCATCGTCGCGTAACCATTCACGGCCAAGCAAATCTGTGGTCAACGAATCGAGACCGGCATAGATGCTTCCCTCGAGCCCCGTTCCATCCGACGCAGACGCCAGCGTGTGCCGCGCATCGCGAAGCGTGAAATACGGGCGTTGTTGATCGGGGTACGTTCCATAGTCAACAACGTATCCTGTGAAATCGTCTTCCCAAGCGGCGACAACGTAGAACAGCAACTTGCCTTGGACGTCGATAAATGTCGTGAGATGATTGCCAGCGATCGGAACAGTTCGACGCGGCATATTATTGAACTTGCCAGCCACCTGATCGGCGGTCAATTGATCGGCATCAACTGTTTCTACGGGAAGTGGTTCGTTCTGATACTCGGCGAAAAATGCGGCTTCGTCCTGCAATTTCAGATTCATTGCGTGTTGAATCGCCGAGAGCTCGTCATGATTAAAGCGTTCTTTCCACGAAACGTCCGCTCCCTCGTCCATCGCCGCTTTGTTTTCGCGATAGAACTCAGTGCCAGCCTCTCCACCATCTCCAGCACGCAATCCCTCGGCACGAATTTCGGCATAGCGTTCCCATAGCGTTTCGTTGGTCGGGAAAGAGTTGACCATTCGCGTGCGTTCACCATTCCATTCTGGGTGGCGATCACGATCGAGGATGCTGTCGGCCATGTCGCCTGGACGAATCACGGTGCATGGCATGATGCCAGAGATCTTCCTGCCTGGGCCTGCGAGTCCCAGCACCGCGCCGGCAAGAATCGCTTCGCGATTTGCACATTGCGAGAGCGAACGTGCAGATTCATCCGTTTGAGGATCATCGAGGACGACCAACGAGGGCCGGACCGTTCGGCCGTCAGGACGTTTAAACTTCATCCCTCGGATTCGTCCGGTGAGACCGGCAACTTTGATGATCGCGCCGCTCGCTTTGCTGCCGGCAATCGTTGGCAAGACGACCTCTTTCGCCGTCCAACCTATTTGCGTCCGCTTACCTTGATAGAGCTGCCCGTTGGCGCGGTTTGCGATCCCATCGAGCGATTGAATCGGAAAGCAAACCTCGGGATAGTCGGCCAGGAGCAGTTCGTTGGCATCGAGTTCCGTTTTGATCGAATCAAGCATGTCGCAGGCGTGGCCTTCGTCGCTTCCGATCAAACAAACGAAATCGCGGTAGCCATTGAGCACTGCCCAGATGCACGCGACCTCCGCGAGCGAACTCTTGCCGCTTCCACGTGCCATTGCAAGCGAGAATAGACCACCGCGAACAACTGCCTCTTCGATCTTTCGCATGACCTTCAAATGGTCAGGGGACCACAACAGATGGAAGGTCAATTTGAAATAGGTCTCGCAAAAGTACTGGAAGCTGCCCGTAGCATTAGCTTTTCGATCCGGATCTTCAATCATCGGAAGGTCGCCGATGTCTCGACCGGCGAGTGCAACCGCAGCATTGCGGGCGCGTGCCTTCTCTTTGACCTTCGCATACGGATCTTCGTCGGCCGGCGGCTTTGGCTTATGTCGCTTTTCGATGAGCCACGCATTGAACTGTAAAAGGTTCACGTGCGTTCCGTCACCAATGCGGATGCCCGCTTCGGTTCGATAGCGATAGAGCTGGCGGTCGTTGATGACCGTTCCGAGGGAAGTGCTATTTAGCGTTCGGCAGCACTCGCTCGGCTTCATTTTCAGGACATCAATCGCCACGGTGCTTCTCCTGCAAGAGCCATGCGGTGTAGTCGACGACGTTCACAGTCCCGTCGGCATTAGTCGGCGCGCCGGCATCGATGTCGGCTTGAATTTGCTCGATTGGCACGCGTTGTCGATACGCATTGCTCAACAAACTTGATAGTCGATCGACCGGCATTCTCTTGATGTCGATCTGGATTGGCTTGTCTTCCATGACGGACTCGTTAGTAGGGATCGCGACACGCCGCACACGACGACGACTGTCGCGAAAGCTCGCTTGTTTGGCATGGTCGGCCGCATGTTCGTGCCGGCGACATGGGGCCAAAACTGGCGGCGTGTGGGGGTAAAAAGAAAGCTGGCGATTACTGAAACATTACTGCCGGAACTGAGTTGAGGTGTTCCGAAACGCATGGCTTCATGTGCATTCAACAAACGAATTCACACGCCTTACGGAGACCCAACCATGCACGCAAACAACATCGCCTTCGGTATCGAAATCGAAACCCACATGCCCGGCACCGACACCACGCCGATCGGCGGATACCACAACGGCTTGCCGGTTGCCTGGCTGCCCTCGGGTTGGAAAGCAGAACGCGACGGAAGTATCCGCACGCCGGCCGGACGCAAACCCTGCGAGTTTGTTTCGCCGGTCCTTCGCGGCTACGAAGGACTCGCCAACGTCGAAACCGCGGTCGACGCGATCAAAGAACGCGGCGCACGGATCAACGAATCTTGCGGACTGCACATCACGGTTTCCTGGAACGGCGACGCCGCGGCCCTGGCCCGCCTGATTTCGCTGATCGCGAACCACGAAAGCGCGATCTACGCTTCGACCGGCACCAAACGCCGCGAACGAAACCAATGGGCTAAGCAAATCAAAACGTACGGCAACAAAGACGCCGCGAAGACACGCTGCGAACGAGACCGCTACCACCTTCTCAACCTGACACATTTGGCCGCCGGCCGAAACCGGATTGAGATTCGGGCCTTCGCTGGAACGCTCAACAAAACGAAATTGATCGGATACATCCAAATGATTCTGGGCTTGGTAGAACTCGCCCTCAATACGCGGCGCTGCAGCGGATGGGACTACGCAAAGAAACCCGGCACCAAATCTTGCTGGGACCGACCGGACGCCGGCCACGGCGAAACGGAATTGAATCGGCTCTTCTACCGACTCGGTTGGACGAAGGGTTGGTACAAGGGCAACCTTCGCAACAAACGCTTCGGCGAACTTTCGGTCGGCGAACAAACCTGCGATTGGAAACCGATCAAAAAGAAGCTTCTCGACCTCGCCCGCAAATACGATCAAGCGGTTTAAACGCCGGTTGGATTCCAACAGCGATACGCCGCGAGCCAGACCGCGGCGTTTTCTCGTTTTCTTCCCGCGACGTTCGCCACACGTCGCGTTTTCTCGGAAGGTCAAAGGTAGGCGGGCGACTTTTGCGACAACGCGACTTGCCCCGTTTGTCGGCCTCGTGGGGCATCGCAAAAAACATTGAGAAAGACTGCAAATTGCTGTCGGAATCAACTTGCTGTGCCGCGAAACGCATGGCTCATGTGTGTTAACGCAAGACGTTCTAGCCAACGGAAACACAGGGAAAAACAAATGACGCAACGCAAAGCCCACGAGATCAAACCAGGCGACCGAATCAATGGGGGCGAAGTTTTCGACACCGTTCGACCGACCTTCGGCGGCTTCTATATCCCGATGGTGGATGGCACGCGGATCAACGTCGCAACGATCGATTCGCCAGTCACTACCGAGTAAGCCCAAACACCTTTCACTCTTTTCCAAAACGGAGACACAAACATGACCATTTCCCAACTGATCGAGTTGCTCGAAGACTTCCGCGAACAACACGGTGACGACACCGAGGTGCGTTTGATGACGCAACAAAACTGGCCCTTTGAAAACCGTATCGCCGGCGTGACCAGCGGCGCGGAGATGAACGAGGCGAGCGAAGAAGACCCCTGCGAATATTTCGACGACCAGGACGTTGCCGAAGATGCGATGGTCTACATCGTCGAAGGCGGGCAGATTTGCTACGGCAGCAAGCGGGCATGGGAAACCTGCCGCGATTGCTAATGGCCGTCCAACAAAAGAAGTTCGGAGAACATTCAAAACGTTTTCCGAACTTCGCTTGTTTGATTCGGAACCGCATGGCTGATGTGTGTCACCGAAACGATTCTTTCCCTTTCCGCAAACGGAGACACAACCATGGCCAACCCAAAAAACCGCCAACGAGTCGAAGACGCTTACACCGCCGCACACATCCGGGCGCTGACGTTGCTCGAAGACATGCACCAAACAATCGAGGATATGCCGGCTCCCGACGACGAACATTCGATCAATTGGGAACACGTCGGTTCGCTGCAATACGTCTGCGAGAAGCTCAAGGAATTGAAGGACTTCGTCACACCGGCCGGCGAATAGGTTTCCATTGGCAACACTTCGGCCGCGCCAGCCAGCGCGGCCGTTTTTCGTTGGACCGCCGCCGACGTTCGCCCGTGCCGCGTTCGTTCGCAACCACTCGGCAAACCATGCCGAACTGTTTCGTCGGCCCACAAACGCCAATTTCGGCGGTGTTTGGAAACATCGAGAAAGACTGCGGATTACTTCCGAAATCCGCTTGAGCTGTTTGTAAACGCATGGCTCATGTGTGTTAACGCCGAACGACGGCGAACAACAAACCTTTTCCCCGGAGACAGAAACATGCCGATGAACGAAACCAAAACCGCCCGCGCAAACGCCCTTCGTCCGCTCTTCCGAAACATGGACCCGCACAAGGCCCAAGAGATTCGCCAAGCGTACTACGCCATCTCGGACAACCTCGGATCTTTGTCCGAGGCTCTTGAGATAGCCGACCTCGACAACGGCGGACCAGCCGGCCCGCTGCTCGAAGAGCACTACATCTTTTGCGAACTGTTGCGAAAGTTCGACGAGAGCGTTTTGGGCGCGATCCTCTAACACGCCGGCCGAAAGGCAAACGCCGCGAATGGAATCGCGGTTCGAGACGCAAGGACGAAAGCCGAAACGCAATCGGGCGTTGTCGCGAGTGGTACTCGCGGCCTGACGATGGCAGCCAACCACGAACGAAACCCAAACGGAGAGACGAAGATGAAAAAGACAGACGTAAAGATCGGTGGCGAGTACTTCGCGAAGGTCACCAACAAAAAGGTCACGGTCCGGATCGACGCGGAGAATCGCAGTGGCGGCTGGGACGCGACGAATCTTTCCACCGGAAAGAAGATTCGGATCAGAACGGCCGGCCGGTTGAGCGGACCGTCCGGCAGTACCGCGGAAACAGAAACGCCGGCGACTGAGACGCGTGCTCGCAAACGAGTCTCGAAGAAGAAGGACGCAACGGCGATGCCGACCGGGGAGAAGAAGCTTTCGTGCGTCAATGCAGCGTTGCAGATTTTGGGTGAATCGGCTGAACCGATGAACGCCCAAGAGATGATTACCGCGATGGTCGAAAAAGGTTTGTGGGAAAGCCCTGGCGGTAAGACTCCGCACGCCACGCTGTACTCCGCCATCCTTCGCGACATGAAACGCGGCGACGAAAGCCGGTTTGTGAAAACCGAACGCGGCCGGTTCACGGCGCGGGCATAGGACGTAGCGATGAAATTCATTTGCGACGTCCGCCAGGTCACCGACTTGGCCGAAGGAGAAACCGCACCGCCGGAACCCGACATGGGTTACGAGTTGCGGTCGACCGCCGGCAACAACTTTGAAACCGGCTTGGTGGAGTATGTGGTCCGCCGCGGAGACACGATCTTCGCGCGGACGACGGCCGGCGACGAGTTCGCGGTCACGGGCAAGAACGCCCACGTTTTGGTACCGCTCGGCTTCTAGCCCGAACGCCGCCGACAACGCCCGACGTTTGCAACGTGCGGGCGTTTCGTCGTGACTGGCGTAACGATGCCCCACACATGACGCGCTAAACACGCCGCAACGTCGCGGGCTTACGGCTGCCGGCGAAAAACACCCAAGACTTTTCAAATGTTTTGCGGACTTTGCTTGATGTGTTTTCAAAGTCATGGCTCATGTGTCGTTGTACGAACGGTTTTTCAAACACAAACGGGAAGAACGAAATGGCAAAGATTGAAACGCTGGCCGCGCGACCGGTCGAACCGGCCGCGGCATATGACAACGCCCACCAGATTTCACGCGATCTGTTGCAACACATCGAGTTGCAACTCGACCGAATGATTCGGCCAGACAACAAAGCACTGCGTTGGACGCACGTCCGAGCACTGAACTTGGTCAACGCTCAACTTTCTGAAGTCGCCGCTTTGGTCAACGAAACCAACAACGCTCGCAACTAGGAACACAGCTATGCAAACCAACATCAAGGCGGGCGATCGAGTGCGGTTGCTTTCGATGCCCGACGACCCAGATCCGATTCCCGCCGGCACCACCGGAACGGTGGCCGGCGTTTATCCGCAAAGCGATTGGACGCAAGTCGATGTCGATTGGGACAACGGCCGGTCGCTGATGCTTTCCATTCCACCGGATCGAGTCGCAGTGATTTCGCGGCCGGCCGACAACACGAACTGAGGAACAACGATGTCCACACGAGCCATGATCGCAGTCCGCCGAAAAGATTCGTTCTACGACGCTGCGTACTTACATTTTGACGGATACCCCGAACACACTGGAGAAACCCTAATGCAACATCACAACACTCAAACGGCCGCCGAAACGCTGATTGCCGGCGGCGAACTTCGATGCCTTGATCGTAAGACGGGAACGCCGGAACGTTTCGCCAACACTCGCCCGCCAGCGATCCTGCCGACGCATGATTCGCTAATCGAATTCGCGAAAAACTGTGGGGCTCAATACGTCTATGTCTTTGACGACGGAGCTTGGTCCTGCAAGGAACTCTAGCCATTACCGCATGTTCTCTTCACGCTTGCCCATCGGGATGGGCGATTCTCCAGTCCGTTCGAGAACGGCAGCGTTGCCGGTGAAGCGTTGGTAGCGGTCGACGATCACGTCGCAATACGGCGGATCGAGTTCCATCAAGAACGCTTTTCGGCCGGTCTGCTCCGCGCCGATCAACGTTGAACCGCTGCCGCCGAAGAGATCGAGCACGTTGTCACCCTTGCGTGACGAATACTGCATCGCTTTGACCGCGAGATCCGCCGGCTTGCCAGTGAGATGTTCCAACTGTTGCGGTGGAATCTTCTTGACGTGCCAAAGGTCAGTCGCGTTGTTTGGGCCAAAGTACTTGTGGCCGGCACCTTCACGCCATCCGTAGAACGCCCATTCGTGCGCGCCCATGAAATCCTTGCGCGTCATCACTGGGTGCATCTTGTCCCAGATGATGGCCTGCGAGAAATACAGCCCGCTTGATGCCAACACGCCCGGATAATTTCCGATGTTGGAAAAGCCTCCCCAGATATAAAAGCAACGGCCGGGCTCCAAGACACGAGCGATGTTGCCGAACCAGGCTTTCAATAGCCGGTCGAACTCTTCATCGGAAACGAAGTCGTTGGCCAGCGGACGATCCTTCGCTCGCATCTTTTTTGGCCCGTCTTTCGACTTGCCCTTGCCAGCCTCGAACGAACTATTGCCGGCTGCGATCGCGTTCTTACTTCGAGGCTCGACCTTCACGTTGTACGGCGGATCGGTATTGCAAAGCTGAATCTTCGCGCCGTTCAAAAGCCGATCGAGGTCTTCGACGCTGGTCGAGTCTCCGCACAACAAACGGTGATCGCCGAGGATCCAAAGGTCGCCGGGCTGCGTGATCGCATCGTCGGGCGGTTCAGGGATGTCATCCGGATCCGTCAAACCTTGCGTCACGCCGGGCTCAAGCAAAGCAGCAAGTTCGTCCGAATTGAAACCAAGCAACTCGCAATCGAACCCTGATTCTTGCAACGCACCAATCTCAAGCGGCAGTAGATCGTAGTCCCACTGTGCATTCTCGCCGGTTCGGTTGTCGGCGATCCGGTAGGCACGAATTGCTTCGGGTTCCATGTCCTTTGCGACGTGGACGGGGACTTCCGCAAGGTTCAAAACTTTGGCGGCTTTAAACCGGGTATGGCCGACGATGATGACGCCGGCGGTATCGACAACGATCGGCTGGCGAAACCCGAACTCGTTGATGCTTTGCACGACGTCGGCAACCGCGTCGTCATTGATACGGGGATTGTTTTCGTAAGGCTTGATTCGATCAAGCGACCACATTTCGACCTGCATGGGCAGCGTCCTTTTCCAAAGGGGAGAAACGGAAAAGGGTCGATCGTTGGGTGTTTGGTTGGTTGGCTGGGTGTTTTGTTTGTTAATTGCTTCGGCAAGCCTCTACATCAATTCAAATCAATCGTCGCGGACGTCATCGGGTATTCGGCGCTCAGTGATGGAATTGAATCGAACGGTTGCGCCGTCTCGCCATGTCAAAATAGGTGTTGAAATAGATCGAGCCGTTTCAACGATGGTTCTCGTTGCTTCGTCGGCGGCCGATTCGAGTCGCTGGACGAAGCCGGTCGGTTCGCTTGCGTTCGAAATCGTATGATTGGCGAGCAACGCCGGCGTGTGTTGATTCATTGAAGCGACGGTCGATTCGCGAAAGCAGACAGTTTGCCCCAATTCGCTTGAAACAGACGATTCGCTCGGATACCAAGTGGCGTCGAGAATCGCCCAGCGATCGGCGAGCGATGAGTAGTGATCGGCAAAGTTTCGGATGCCTTGATCGAAACGCCGGCGGATGGTCGGTTCGGGAATGTTATGGCCGCCCTGGCGGACTCGGTTGGCCACTCGCTCGACAGCAAAATCCGCCGTGGGTAGCCAGACAAAGATTAACTCGATGGTGTATCCAAATTGCTCTTTGAGTTTGCGGAGGCGTTGAGCGTGCCCGCGACCAGCAAGAGTCGTTTCGATCGCGAACGTTTCTCGCCGCCGAGCCAGTTCGTCGATCCGGCCGAGCATCAACCGGCCGGCGGCGACGGCTTGGGAATCGGGATTGAACGGAGACAGACCGGCGGCGATCAGGTCGGCGTTGACGAATTCACGGCAACCGGCGAACTCGGGCAGGTACGACATCGCGAACGTCGTTTTGCCGGCACCGTTCGGACCGGCGATGACGTGAATGGTTGGTTTGGCGGAAATTGTCTTGATTCCTTTTGGCCGCACTTTACGAGATTTTGAGTAAGACACCAACGCTGTGGAAATTGTTCGGACAATCGAAACTAACTGTGGCTAATACGGCCGCTGTTCCCGTAGCCCTGACCAGCGACACGATCCGCCGGGAGTACCTACGCTTTGGTTGGGCCGCACGCTGGCGTGATCCTTCCCCCGAATCCTTCCCCAACCCCGTGCGAGGGCTGGCGGACTGAGTTTTGGTCATCGCGGGCATGAGCGGGGGAACAGGGGAAGTATTCATAGAAAGAGAGAGATTGTTCCTATATCTGTTAGTCAAACGTCCTTTGGAATCCTTCTCTAATCCTTCCCCGACGCTGGGGAAGGTTTGGGAAGGATTCATTGCTTTCGGGTCGAATCCTTCTCTATTTGGGGAAGGATTGGGAAGCGTTGGTGAAGGTTTCATTCGGCGACGACTCGCTGGAAGCCGCTCGCGGTTTTGGTCGCGGTCGGCATCGTGACTGGCACGATCTCGCCTTGTTGGACGAGCGTGAGAATGATCTGGTCGAGGTCGGCGGCTTTGCACTTCATATATTTGAGGATGTGCTGTCGTTGCATTCGCTGTTCGGGTTGCTCGCCGAGTCGTTTGAGCAGCTTCAAGCACTCGGCATGAAACGGGTTCTCCGCGACGTGGACGGATGCGAGATACAGTTGCCGGCGGGTTTGATGCATCGCGAACTCGGTCGCCCACTCAACGGCCGGCAGTCCAATGAGCGGTTCGATGTGGTTTTCGCTACACGCATAGATCAACGCCAGCTTCTTGGCGTGTTCACACGTTCGACTCCACGCAGTACGAGCGACCTCATCAACAGCCTCTTCGGCAGCGTCGTATTCGCGTTCGGTCATCAATCGAACGTGGTCGATCGCTTCGGCGGCATCCGGTGTAACTTGAATCACCAGCGGCTTGGGGTGGAAGTTCAGAAAGTTGCCAGAGCCAGGCTCGAAGTCCGCCCACCACTTCGCGGTATCCAGAATGTCCTCGGGCAGGTCACGGGCCGAGCCTGGTGTTTGCCCAGTGCCTCGTTTGCCGACGTCGATGATGTTGAGGCGTGCAAAGAATCCGTTGGTCAACATTCGCTTGGACAACGATTCGTAGAAGTACTGCGGTGTCGCAGTGCCGAATAGCGTCAAATGCGGTTGGTCGATATGGATGGCGTCTTTCTGGTTCGCCTTTACGCGGATGGGATAGACGTCGCCGGCAGAGGTGTAGAGCGTCAGCAGAATGTTCGGAATCGACTCGCGGCTGTTTTCGCGGTCGAGGTTGATCTGACGAAGCACTCCGTCCATCTCGTCATTTTGAAAAAGCATGCGGCCGGTTCGCACCAATGCGTCCTGAATACCTTCACCCGAGGCGAATTTGTCGCCGAGCGATCCGGACATGCCTATTTGAAACAGAATCTGCGAGTTGACTTTGCGCGGAAACTCCTTGCCGGTCCCGCTGCTAGCGAGCGCGAGCAAATACAGATTCGTGCGCAAGTCACCCGACGTGCAGACTTTTCGGCCGGCAAGAAACGATTGCAGCGCCATCGCACCGCAAAATGCGAGACCAATATTCGGATAGGGAGCGTTCGCGAGCGTGAAGTCCATGACTCGGCGAACGAAACCCGGCACGTCAAATAGTCGCTCGGGTAGTTGCCCTGGATCGGGCGTCGATTCGGGTGGCGGAGGTTGGGCAGAAACCGCGGGTTGAGCACTTCCGACCATGAACCGGCTAAGGTCCACATCGTTGTCGATGGGCTCGATCGGACCATCGTCACGAAGCCAGCCGAATGGGCGACCGTGCGGCTTTGTCGCTGCTTGATTAACCTTGTGCTGCAGTTCCTTGTCGGACCAACATGGATTACAGCGAGGGTTGTAGTGGTCGGTCAGAATCGCGAGCGAAATCGCTGGATCGAGACCAAAGCCATGAACGAGCGCCGTCGCGGCGGCATAGGTTTGCGAGTGACCGCCACTGCCGGCGATCGCTGGCGGCATCGCGTTCACGTAGGCGATTGCCCGCGATTCCACGTCGTTGCCCACACTTGGCGACTGTGGCGGCAAAGTGGCGATTTGTTGCGGTGGCTTCGCGGTTCCGCGTCGATGGATGACGGCATCCGCAAGTGCTTTGACACACGCAGACAACATTGGCGAGGGAACAGGTGCCGGCTCTCCATCGAGTGTTTCGTAGGTTTCGCCATCGGGATGCACACTCGGCCCGACGACCGTTTGAGTTCCGGTTGAACGCAATTCGACGATCATCGAGCCATCGCTCGGATCGGTATGCTTTTCAGTGGTCGCACCGATTGCGATGTACCAACGATGCGATCTTGGGGCTGACGGCCGGCCGGTGATTGCTTGCGTTGGGGGCAGATAACTATCAGCCAATTCGATCGCTTCGGGACAATCGAGATCAACGTCGACGAGCCAACCAGACGGCTCGCCAAGGATGATTCCGATATTGCCTTGTTCGGGAAAGACCTCGGGATTCAATCGAAGATTCGTCCAGTCACGTCGTGCCGGTGACTTTGATCGCGGGCGCAGCGGCACGCAGTACCAGCCACGCTGGCGATAGTTCGTGACTTGCTCCCGCACATCGGCCATCAAAAGGGTGCCTCTTCCAATGCTGCGTTTGGAATCTTGCCGAGCGATTGTTTGATGATGCGGTCGTATTTCTGGCCTGCGATCGAGCGGACCGTCAGCGTTTCGGTCAAAGCGAGCAAACCTGATTCGGCGATATCAATCGCTTCTTCAGCATTCGTTGGACAAGGATCGAGGCAACGATCACGCCACCACGCTTCGGCTTTACGACGTGCGTAGCCAGGGTGCTCGATGCAGATGAACTCGCTTTGCCAGCGTTCGAGTCCGATCATGTAGTCGACGCGTAAACAGCGAGGTGCGTCTTCGTCAGCATCGCGTTTGCGATGGATGCGATAGATAATGTCTTGGACGTCGTACTCGGTGTCGGTCACTTCACCAGACAACACGCCGGCCTCGCTAGCCTCGGCATCGTGGGCTTCACGCTGCGGAGGCGGAAACGGATGACCGCACTCGGGACAGTTGGCATAGCCACATGCGACCAACGCGTGACACTTCTCGCATTCTTTCGCCGGCGGACCTTGGTCAGGACGCTTGGCTTTGTCCTTCGGCTTAATCTGGTCGATCGGACCGTGACGCTCGATGTTGCCACCGAAGTCGAGGACCAGACAATTCTGTTTGTCGGGGTGTAAGCGGAAACCGCGGCCGACGCATTGGTAGAGCAATCCCGGCGACATGGTTGGACGCAGCATCACGACACAGTCGACACGGGGTGCATCGAACCCGGTGGTGAGCACGTTCACATTGCAGAGAAAGCGTAGCGTTTCGGTTTCGATTAACGTTGTTGGGGCATCGCCACGAAAGCGGGCCAACAATTCGTCTCGTTCGCCCGCTGGTGTCTCGCCAGTCACGAAACCACACTCGATATCGTGGTTTTCCCGCAACACTTCGACCACACGCCGGCCGTGTGCGACGGACGACGCGAAGATGAGGACCGCCCGGCGATCAGCCGTCAGTTCTACGATCTCGGCGCACGCGGCCGACACAAGGGCGTCGTCGTTAACCAGCGATTCGATTTCTTCGCTGACAAACTCGCCGGCGCGGATATGCAGACTGCCAAAGTCGGCTCGGTGCACGCCGGCTTTGGAAATGAGCGGACTCAGGTATCCGTCACGGATCAGTTCCTTGATGCCGATTTCGTAGCAGACTTCATTCAAAAAGTGGTCCGCCGAGCAGATCATGCCGGAGTCGAGGCGGAACGGAGTGGCTGTCAATCCGATAACGCGAACGTGCGGATTGACAACCTTGCAGTCAGCCAGGAACTGCCGATACATGCCGTCGCCCTTCTTTGAGATCAGATGGGCTTCATCGACAACGACCAGGTCAAACGGATCGAGGTCACACGCTCGCTTGTAGATGCTTTGAATGCCAGCGACCAGAACTGGCGTGTTAGTGTCTCGCTTCTTAAGGCCAGCCGAATACAGACCGACCTTGATGTCCGGACACAAGCGACGCACTTTGTCAGCATTCTGTTCGAGAAGCTCTTTGACGTGAGCCAAGATCAGAACGCGACCGCTCCATTGCGTCACGGCGTCGGATGCGATCTTTGCGAGCACGAGACTCTTGCCGGCACCCGTTGGTAAAACAGCGACGGGATTGTCGTCGCGGTTTCGCAGGTGATCGTAGACCGCATCAACGGCGGCCTGTTGGTAGGCACGCAACTTCATGCTATCCGCGCTCCGTTGCGATATTTGCGACCGCGAGCAATCGGGACGAAACCGGTGAGTCGGCTACGCCAACGCGTGCATTCTTCGCAAAGCCGATTGCCAGGGCCGAGCGAATAAAATTCGTCATCGCAGCGAAGACAAAATCGGTATCCAGGCTCGCCCAGCTTTGCCGGCACGCGACGGACGATGACCTCCGTTCGCGGGCAGTCCGCTTCCGGCTCGAACTTTTCGACTGTCAAACGAACGATCTGACTGTCGTCGTCATACGCTCCGCCAGCTTGCATCGCATCGAGCAACGCCTTGAGCGAGTTGTCCACGTCGCGGCGACGACGATCCACTGGTATCAAGCGAATGTCAACGATCAAGTCGCCGTCGTGCTTCTTCACCTTTTGAAGCTTCATCAGTCCGCGAACCGTTCTGCGGTACTCGCGACCTTCTTTACTGACGAGCACGCGGGTGCCGACGTGTCGCCAATAGCGATTGACTGAGGGAGGAAACGGAAGTTGCAGTCGCAGCATGATGTATCACTTGAATCGGTGTCGGCAGACAAAAAAACAGCCGACCGGAATTGGGAGGCCGGCCGGCTGTCGGGCTTGGAAACTGTGACCGAGATCAACGTTTCCAAGGGGCGTCCGTGCCGCTGACTTGCGAAGCGGCGATCGGCTGAGCGACGACGTCCTTCTTCGAGTAGCCCTTCACTTCGTTTTGCAACTCGCCGGTGTCGTTGCGACGTTTGACTCGCACGTGAATCACGCACGGCAAGTTGTGTAAGTCCGCCGAGTCGGTTGGCACCAAGACGCCAACCGACCGGCAGATCGCAGACAACTCCCGCCGGGCGATTTCCACCGCGGTCGCGTTGGGGTTGTCGAGGTTGAGACGCACCCAGAGAAGACGGTTTGCGTACTCGCCCTCCACGATCTGAAACGTCAACTGCAGGTAGTTGCCCGTGCCAGATTTCGTGGGTTTCATTTCGCTGTCAGTGATGACCGCGACGTACTTGCCGGAGGGGATCGGTTCGAGGTCGTCGGCTGGTTCGACAGTGTTTGCATCAAAGCCGTTGAGGTTGGCCATGGTTAGTTACCTTGGGTTTGAGGAGTGGGTGAGTTGTTGGTCAGTGCATTCACGAACGCCGACCACGAGAGCGGCAATTCTTCAGCGATGCCGTAGCGATTCTTGGCAACGCAACTGGGAGATCCGTAAGCACGCACGACACGTTCACCACCGTCTTTTCCGATGGCATGTGCAATCGTGCGTTTGCGATTGAAGCCACCGTCTTCGCTTTGCGTCCGCATCTTGCGAGTCGCGAACAGCACGGCGTCGCACCATTCCTTCACGAGGGCAGCGGCGTGCTTGTGCAGTCGCGGCGAATAGCGGTCGTAGGGTGAGGATTCAGGATCCTCGAACCGCTCGACCTTGGAATGAGCAATCAGAACGATCACCATGCCGCGAGAACGCAGCACATTGAGCAGGTCGAGCACTTCACGCCACAATGAGAGGGCGTGCATGTAACCGCGAGCGTACCCGCCATCGACTTTTTCGATCGACTCGACAGCGTACTGCTGACAAAGTTTGTCCCAGACGAGACGCTCTAGCCAATCGAGCGAGTCGATCACGACGGATTCGTATCCGTGCTTTTCATTGACGAGCGTTTTCAGAGCGGCGACGACGTCATCGAACTTTGTCGCCAGTGGAAAGCGATCGCATTCGATTTCGTCGAGACCGTCTTCGGTTTGAATGAAGATCGGTTTGGGAGCCTCGCTGCCGAAGGTCGACTTGCCGATGCCTTCGACACCGTAAAGCAAGACTCGCGGCGGCTTCGATTGCCGGCCGGATTGGATGGTTTCGAGGAGGTTGGTCATGGGTTGGATGAATCCTTATTGAATGGTTGAGAAGTTGGTTGTGTTAGAGGGTCGGAATCGCTTCGACATCGAAGTTGCCGTCGCGATCGCTCGTCACGAGGTAGTGTTTGAAATCAACTTGCACGACGAAACGTTGGTCAGCTCCAAGTTGCTTGCGAAGTGATTTGCACGCTCCAGTGAAGTCTCTGGACGACTCGTTGAAGCGGTCGGCCGATCGCAGGTAACGACCGACCGCCAATGAAATGCCAACGCGGCGTTCGATGTCGAGCGAAATTGCGGACATGCTTACCTTTGGGAGTGATTGAGTTTTGAGGGTCGTTTGAGAGTTGCCCCGCTACCTCTAGACCTTCCGAGAAATCAGTCCAAACGGCGACGTCGGCCAAGATTTTTTTCAGGACAGGTAGTCGCGAAGTCCGGCTTCTTCAAAAACCTCGGCGATTCTCGGCACCCACGACTTTGCGGTTGAGCGAGGTACGCCCATCACTTCGGCCGCAGCCGTCAAGGTGTGTTCGCTGCGAAGTCGCAAGAACGTCTGCCACTGCTCAGGCAACGAAGCGATGACAGTTTTTATGTCCTCTTGCAGGTCGAACTGGTCGGTCGCCGGCATCGTCGTAAATTCCAGACGCCGGCGTTGATCGCTTTCACTGATGGTTTGAATCAACTCGCACGAATTTCCGTCACCGTCGCGGACCTGGACATTGAGCGAATGAGTCGCTTCTTTCGCTCGCAGTATCTGTCGGCGATATTCCAACAGGTTGCTTGCTTTCCGCTCGATGACCATCACGATGTATGGATTGCGATGACCGACGTCGTCTCGATGATCCTTCATCGCGCTGTCGAGCTGACTCATCAGCTCTTGCTGCAGGTCCTCATCCTCGTACGGCTCGAACTCGGGGAAAGTCAGAAGCTGCTGAACCTTGCGCTGGATCACGGTCAAGGCAAAAGGGTCTTCGGAGAGCGGGCAGGCTTCGGTGGTGATAGGTGAAGATTGGCTTGGGGACACGATGACTCCGTCGGCGTGTGGGTGAACTCGGTCGGCCGCGTTACAGCAGCGGCCACACCCACCGGCGAAGTTGCACGAAATCGCACTCGGCGTTTTCTGCAACAGTGTTTCGCTTTGCAATTCACGGCGAAAAAACGGCGAAGTTTTTGTTGTTGCAGTTGCACGAAATCGCACTAACTGCAACTGCAACACTCTCTTGCCAACTTCCAGATGAACCAATTCAGGAAATTTTTTGGCCGCTTGGACCAAACGTGTCACGGTCACACAACATGCTGGCGGATTCCCTTCACACGATTCCTACTCTTGGTAGTCACACCGTGAGCGTCAGCTACACCAACCTCGATCCCGTTACACCCAAGCCGATCGGCGTCGACTTGTATCGAGGCGTTGCAATTTGTTCGGTGTGGATCAACGCGTGTTCGATGTCCACTTCATCTATCAGCGCTAATGCAAATTTTAAGTCGTTGCAAAACAGCGACTTGTGGCTTTGCTAGCAAAACTCGACTAGACAGAACAATCGGCACGACTAGATTTACTTGTGCACGAAACAAAGTCTATCAGCGCTAATTCGAGCCACTGGATAACGACCGCAACGGAAGCCCAATCATGAAGCCCAACCAACCCAGCCGAGGACAACCCAAACGTGGCAGACCCAGCCAAGCCGAAATCACCAAAGGTCAATCGCGAGCACTCGACGAACTGTCCGCCGCCATTGACCGCCACGGCATCGCACCAACGATGACAGAACTCGGTGACAAGCTTGGTATTACCGCCGCCAGCGCCCACCAACTGATCCTGCAACTTGAACGCAAAGGCTACGTCGCCCGACAACCACGCAAGGCTCGCAGCCTTCGCGTCTTACGACGTCCAAGCCAAACGATCGAGTCGATGGTCAGCGTGCCGCTTATTGGTGTTGTCAAAGCTGGTCCGGCGATGTTGGCGGAGGAAAACTGCTTGGGCGAAGTGATGGTGGCATCGGACTTGGCTGGTCGCGGGTCATGTTTTGCATTGCAAATCAGTGGCGACAGCATGAAGGGTGCGGACATGCGAGACGGTGATGTTGTGATCGTTCGCCGACAACTGATCGCCGAGAACGGTGAAATCGTTGTCGCGCTGATTGATGACGAGGCCACCGTCAAACGGTTAGAAGTGGAGGACGGAGCGATTCGGTTGCTTCCGGAAAACCGGAAGTACAAGCCGATCGAGGTTCAGCCTGATAGCGACTTTCGTGTGCTTGGAAAGGTCATTGGAGTTTCTCATAAATCGAAAGTTTAGGTTGTCATGCCACGTCGTATTGCCACTTCCACCATGCTCCGCGTGATCCCAAACGCGGTCTTGCAACCCTGGTTTAGTTCCCATGTGCCAGGTGAATTCGACATCCCTTGGGACGGTCTCGCCGAACGCGACATCGACCAAATGCTTGATCACATCAACGACCTGTTGCCGAGTGAACGCAACGGTGTTGAGATTGAATTGCAAGCCATTCGTGCATTCGCTTGCGAATCCGGCATGAGTGCGATTGAGGACGCCGCGAAGTCACTTGGTGATCGAACATTGATGTCACGAATCCCGACTGAACTCAACCTTTACGGTCGAGCGATGTGGGTGCGATTGAACGAGCCAGACACATTTTCAGCGTCGTCAATGTTCCTTGAACTCGACGGCTTGGCCTACTTCCGAAAACGAAATGACCTCCCAGCCGTCGAGAAACAATTCGCTTCCAACGCCAAAGAACGCTTATCCGAAGCCATCTCGAATCTCTTGAAAGAACAAGGCAGAGGGCAGTACTGTACGGTCGAATCGCTCACACGCGGATCGGTCGAGTACTTCGCTGTTCATCCTGATGACTTCGTTCGCTGTGAACAGACACACGATGACAACGGTGTGCTTTCAACACTTGCGATTCGCCCGACTTTGCAGATCGCATTTGCCTATGACCGGCAAGCCGGGTCACTCGAAATGAGCGCAGCACTACCCAAATCAACGAAGGAGGAACTCGAACGGATCTTCGCCGCCTGCGTGCTGGGTTGGGATCTCGGTCCCTTTGATCCGGATCAAGCCTATCACCTCGACCACCTCAAAGATTCCAACTTCGATTTGGCTACCGATCCGTCCGACAACGTTCGGGCTCGGATCGAAGAAATGAAGTTATTCAATCGAACCACCAGCCGACCGCTGACGGTTGTTGTCCGCAAGAATGATCCGGAAGACAACATCCACCGAGCGATCGAGGAGGAAGTGCGAACGCAAAGTGATTCTCTCTGGCACTACCATGTTCGATCGGTGGCGATTCGATTTGATTTTCCGGCGACTCGGTATCGACGCGCCGGCCACCAAACGATTCGCATCATCGCGCCGCGATCCTGCAACCTGCTAAATGCCTCTCCTGAACGTGTCGAACTCATCCAGAAATACCTCAAGCTGTGGAACATTGATTGTGCAACGAATGATGAACAAAGTCTGGTTGCAGTGGGAGCTTGACCCTCCAGCCTTTTCTGTCGACGAAGCGACTCGTGCCTATGCCGAACCACTTGCTGCGTTTCGACACCACCGCTTGCTTCGCGAAGCGATCCCCGCCGGTGCGTGGACCTGTACCGAGTGTGGGGAGACGCGGCAGGTCGTCTTCGTTGCCGATGTGGACGAAATCAAGCAAGGTTATATCGCTTGCCGCGATTGCGGCGTCACTCGCCTTCACCCCGATCAACTCAATCGAGTTGCGTTCGACACTGGGAGAGTCCTGCACTACATCTTTGCCGACACTAAACTCGACGTTAGGCAGATCGTCGCTGATCGACTGTGGCAAATCGGCCGGCGCACGATTGCCACACGCAGCCGCGAACTCTGGTTCATTCGTGGCTTTGGACCGACGTTCCATGCCGACATACTGCGCCAGCTCACCACGCGTCCCAAAACGATTGTGTTTACACCCAGCGAGGCGACCGCCCATTATTGGTCTCGCATCATCCCCAACACCATCATCGCACTGGATAACACGGTTGATCGGGAAGAGTACCAACTGTGGCTCGACTGGAATGCTGTCGATGACCGGGTTCTCGAATCGGAGGAGTCAACGGCACCGGTCCTCAAGCCGGCAGCCAAACGATCGAGTCGTACAGCCAAGATAGAACGTCTCGTCGAGGAAATTAAGAAGCATCTGCGATCCGCCGCCGATCACGCTCAGGCCACGTCGGATCGCGAAGGATGCCCGACGTTGTTACCGCGACCAACGCAAGAACAGCTCGGAAGCCTGGCGGGAATGTCGAAAGTCGACGTAAGCCGATGCTTGAAAGACGATTCGGCCAACGAACTGCGAATTCTCTGGGAAACCGCCGGCGATCTCAACGCCATCCTGGGTTTACCGTTCGAGACATTTCGTTAATTTTTGCCGGCAGCGTCGCCGTTTTGGTCTTGGAGTCGGAAGGTCTACAGGTAGAGGCAGAGTGTTAACTCAGCCGCCACTTTTCGCGACCTTCCCGATTGATCGAACCTATGACGTCAGACGACTACGAAAATCAAACTCGCGATCGCAATGAGATCGCAGAAATCCTCGCCAAGGCCGTTGTTCGGTATCTGACCGAAACGCACACCAAAAACACTCCGCCGAATTCGTCAAACACTTCGCATGTTGGCTTGAGTTCCTCTCGAAACGATCGCTCTCTGTGACCACGCGGTAAACGCACCGCCGAGATTTCTCCCGTCCCATTTCTCAGTCACAGAGAACCCTATGAGTTTGAACATCACCCGCGAGGTTGCCGACATGAAAAAGTTGACGACCGGCGAACTCAAAGACAAGTACGAGACCGTTTGCGGATGCGCGCCCCGCAGCCACAACCGCGATTGGTTGGTCAAAAAAATTGTCTGGCGAATGCAAGCCATCGACGAGGGCGGACTGCCCGAACGAGCACGCCGCCGTGCCCTCGCGATGGCCGACGATGCTGACCTTCGCAAGCGACCGCCACGGTCATTCACTCAACAAGTCGAAGCCGCCGAGGAAACCACCGTCGCGCTGGATCCAGGCCGCGACACACGCCTACCGCCGGCCGGAACCGTACTGGTGAAAACGTACAAAGGCCAGACGATCACGGTCACCGTCAACCAAGATGATTTCGATTTCAATGGCAAACGCTACGAAACGCTCTCCGCGATCGCCAACGAAGTCAGCGGTTCGCACGTCAACGGCTTCGCGTTCTTCAAACTCAATCCGAAGAAGGGAGCCGCCCAATGATCGCTCCCAACAAAGAACAGTCGACGGTGCGTTGCGCCATCTACACACGCAAGTCCACCAGCGAAGGACTCGAACAAGAATTTAATACTCTCGACGCCCAACGCGAAGCCGGGTCGGCATACATCGCCAGCCAGCGTCAGGAAGGTTGGGTCGAGGTCGAGACTCGATACGATGACGGCGGATTCTCCGGCAGCAACATCGACCGGCCCGCGCTGACGCGGTTAATGGAAGACATCAAAGCCGGCAAGATTGACTGTGTGGTTGTCTACAAAGTCGACCGGTTGAGCCGTTCGCTGATGGACTTCGCTCTGATCATGAAAACGTTCGACGATCTGAAAGTCTCATTCGTTTCGGTGACGCAGCAATTCAACACGACGTCCAGCATGGGGCGATTGACGTTGAACATCCTATTCTCGTTCGCCCAATTTGAACGCGAAATCATCAGCGAACGAACGCGTGACAAAATGGCCGCAGCTCGTCGCAAAGGCAAGTATCTCGGGGGCCGACCGATCCTCGGTTACGACCTCGATCGCGAAACCAAAAAGCTGTTCGTGAACGAATCCGAAGCCGAACGGGTCCGCCAAATCTTCGAGCTTTACCTCGAAAGCGAAGGTTTGATCGGCACCATCGAAGGCATGCGGGTCCGCGGTTGGCGAACCAAGTTGTGGATCACCAAATCGGGCAAGTCGATCGGCGGCGGACCGATCTACAAGAACACGCTACACACGTTGCTGACCAATCGGATGTACCTGGGCAAAGTCACCTACCACGACGAGGTCCACGAGGGAGAACACGAAGCGATCGTCGATGAAGAGTTATTCCAATCCGTCCAGAAAAAGCTTCGTGCCAACCGCATCAACATCGGCGATCGGGTTCACGGCCGGACGCAGGGCGTGCTTGCCGGACTGCTTCGCTGCGTCGCCTGCAATTCCGCGATGACGCACACGACCAGCGGCGGCAGCGGAAACGGTAAGCGCTATCGCTACTACGTTTGCGGCAAAGCGACGCGGAGCGGTCACAAAACGTGTCCGCGTCCGTCGCTTCCGGCCGAGCAAGTCGAACAGTTTATCGTCAGCCAACTGCAATCGCTCACGATCGACGAAGACCTTCTCAATCAAACCTGTTTGAAAGTTCGCAAGACGGTGCGCGACAAGGGTGAGCGTCTCGAAAACGAACTCGCGGCCCTCACGCTGACGCTGCAAAACACCGAACGAGCCATCGAAGCGTACGCCACGCCAACCGGCGACGACAAACGCGAACCCAAACGACTCGACACACTCGCGTCGCTCAATGAACAAGTCGCCCGTGATCTTCGCCGTCGTACCGAACTGCAACAAGAACTTAACGGCATCCACACCGCCGCGCCCGATCGGTACACGATCATGTCGGCGATCAAGGATATGCAATCTTTGTGGGAGCACCTCACCAATGGCGAACGCGGACGCCTGATCAGCAAGCTGATCGAACGCATCGAACATGACCCATCCGACAGTACGTTCGCAATCACGCTTAGCCCCACGGGGCTGAATTCATTCAACGCCGCCGACGCCAAAAAGGATCAATTATGA